CAATTCTGCAACCTCTTTGTTTTGCTCTCTTTAAGTATAGTTCTGTACCTTTCTCTTTCCCAAACAAAAATATATAATCTTCTTTATAAAAATTAGAAGCTTTTTTATTACCAAAATTCTTATAATCAATAGCTTCTTTAAAAGTCTTCTTATAATCTAATTTTAATAAAAAATTAAAATAGCTTTTATATTTATTGAAAATTTTAAAACCAAAATTATTATAAAAAATTAATAATTCATTTTTTTGTTCGTTGTTTAATATTTCTGTATCTCGAAAAAATTTAGGAACTAATGTTTGCATAATTTTAAATAGTACAGTCTAAATTTCAGTTCTTATTTTTTTATTATTAAAGTGGAATTTAAACCTAACCCATTTTCTATACTTAATAATCCTCCCTCTTTAGTTGGAAACTCATGTTTGCCAGAACATAGAATTTCTTGACCATTTTTTAATTTTATTTTATATACAGGTTGGTATTCTTTTTCATATATTTTAACAACTTTCTTATAGCCTTCTTTGGTTAATATTTTATCACCCTCTATTAAGCTGTCTATTCTTACTTTACCTTCATTTTCTTTATCTACGAGTGTTGAGATTTCAAGACACCTATTTGTCTGGAAATTGCATATTATGCACATCTGTTCTTCTTCTGCCCAATCTCTAAATTCTTCACATAAATGTTCGAACTTATCATTATCATTTAAATATTTTTCTCCTTTTTCTAATTTAACTTGATTTAAACCATCGACGCAAATTAATTGAAAAAATATACCTTGTGCCTTATAACTGTTTAATAAGTTTTTGAAATTAGATATTTGTCCATTCTTAGAACGAAAATGTTTTACAATAAATTCTCCATTTAATAATTCTTGTTTCTTTTTATTTACATATTCATCATGATTACCAGAATATAATTCTTCCTGTTCCATGTCAAACAATCCTGATAAAACTCTTGTCGTGATTGATTTTTCATTATCTTCTAAAGATATATATAATGTGTTCACATTATTAACAGATGCTGTTCTTGCTTGTGATATTAAAGATGATGTCTTACCAAAATGTGATGGGGCTACTTGAATAAATAATCTTCCTGCTCCAGGGCCTCCTTTTGATATTTTATTAAATGAAGGAAATATAGTTGGGACCGGGTTTTTATTTGTTTCTCCAGATAATTTGATTCTATCCCTCTTAACATCAATAACACGTTGGTCATCTAGGTCTTCATATTTATAAGCTTCAAATGCATATTTCTTAGATTCTTCTCTCTTGCCAACCATTAATAAATCTAAAGATTTTTCTAAATTTTTCAATGTATAAGAGCTTAGGCAAAAATCTCTTGTTTCTTTATAGACAAAATCAAAATTAGCTCTATCACTATCTTGGATTTCTTTTATTTTTTTCTTAAAATTTATATCATTTAATTCTTTCTTCTCTGCTAGTATTCTTAATATATCAAAACCTGGAGCCGAGTTATGTTCTCTTATATACTCTAATAATAATTTACAAATCTCTTTAAAATATTTATTATCAAAATAATCATATTCAATAATGTTTTTTAATTGTGTTAGATATTTTGTGTCGTTAATTAAAATATGTAGTAATGATTTTTGAAAAGAGTCTCCATAAATAGAAAAATCTTTTTTTACTTCTTCTGCCATCTTATGCTTCTAATTTTAGTTTCGTTGATATTTGCTTCAACAAGTTAGTTATATTATTTACATCTTTAAAATAAATATTGTATTTTTTTTTCTGTAAGTAAGAAAAAGTTAATAACAAAGATTGTTGAAAACCATATTGCATATCCAATTGTTCTTTTATTTTTCTCCTTGAAGATTCTGAACAGTTAGATTCATTTAATTTCATTAATTTATAATTTCTATGTAATAAGTCTTTAGACTCCTTTATTGTCTTTAATGTTTTTGTTTTATCATCCTTTAAATCATCTATTAATAAATATAAATCATTAAAATCTCTAAATGGTATTGTTGATAGTTCCGGAAAATATTTTAATATTCTATCTTCACCTAATCCTTTTACACCTGGTATCTTATCGCTTGTATCTCCATTTAAAACTTTATAATAAATAAAATTCTCAGGGAGCACATCTATTTGTTCTTTAAAGTTGTCTTTGTTTATTATAATTTTCTTTTCTGCCGACCAAACAGAAACCCCATCTTTTATTAATTGATAATAATCTTGGTCTGTACTACAAATAAATTGTTCATAAGTGTTAGCGTTTTTTGTTGTCAAATACTCTATAACATCATCGGCCTCTAAATAATCTACTTTTGTTATAAGAAAAGGAAAATAGCTTAACAATTTCATTAATAAATCTACCTGAAAATCTTCATTACTAAAATTAGCATATTCAGTAACAACCAATCTATCTTTTCTCCTTCCTCTTCTATCTTTATAATCTCTAAATATATTTCTTCTTCTCTCACCGGCTCCATCTCCATCAAAACAAATAACTACATAATTAGGTTTTAGATAATTTATTGTTGAGAATAATTGTCTCATAAATGTAATTACTCCACCTATTGGGGTTCCATCTTCATTTGTAGATTGTTTATCTTTTGAGAATGCTCGATAAAAATAATTAAATCCATCAATATATAATAATCTTGGTTTCATAAAATGTTTTAAAAAAATAGGTTGTTGATATAAATCACAACAACCTATTTTACTTTAAAAATAAATTTCTATTTTTTATCCTCGCCTAAATCAAATTCGGACTCTTGCAAGTCATCTTCTTTTATTTTAGACATATCAATTTTCTTAATTGTCCTTTTTCTTATTTTAGATTTAACCCATTCGTAAATATCTAAATCTGATAAATATTCTTCCCAACCTTTTTCTTGGAATTTTTCTCCATCTGGAATTGGACAATCTTTATCTGGGTCTAACCATGTGTACCATGCACCTGATTTTGCAATATAATCATTGTCCTCTAAGAAGTCCAATAATGTTTTAGACTCTCTGATTCCTTGCAAGAACATAATCCTAAAAGTTGTCTCCCTATGTGGAATACCTACTTTGTTTTTAATTAATTTGGCATTCACATCACAACCTAAAACTAACCCTTCGCCTTTTGGCTTCTTAGGTTTAGGCCCTTCTTTGCCATTTTTTTTCCAATTATTAACAACAATCTCATATTCTTCATCTGTCATAACAACTTCTGCAACCTCTATCTTCTTCATTCCCAATAGTTTAATTCTAAGAGAAGCAAAGAAATCTTTTGCTTTTCCACCTGGGGCAATGTCTGGGTCTCCATAACTTATTCCAATAGTTTGGCGGATTTGATTTAAAAGTATTAAGCAACAATTTGCCTCTTTTAAGAAAGGAGAAATTTTTCTTAAACCCTTACCTAATTGTTTTGGCTTAAGACCTCCAAGGTTCATATTATTTTCATAACCGGCCTCTAACTCTGCATCTGTTACAAGAGCTGCTATACTATCTATAATACACAAAACAGGTTTACCTTTCATTGATTTTTCCTTTGCAATTTCTTTTAAAGTTTCTTCTAATGAGGTAAACACATCTTCTATTGAAGTTGCATTATTATAAACCATATTTTCTCTATCGACACCACAAGCCTCCATCATCTCAAATGCTCCAGCTTGTTCAACATCATAAAAAATACCGACACCTCCCATTTCTTGACAGTTTTTTAAACCGTTAAGTACGAGTGTAGTTTTACCTATTGATTCTTTACCAAATATTTCTACAACTCTACCGCAAGGCCAACCGCCTTGTTCTTTATTTGAAATTGTTATATCTAATTTATAATCTCCGGTAGGTATCCAAATTTTTACTTCGCTTGATAAATCACTTCCGGACATAGAACTATTTGGGACTGATTCATTTTGTTTATCTATCAATTTCTTTATAAATGGATTCATATTTTAATTTTTTTTAAATGGAAAATATTATTTAATTCATTATTAAAATATTACTCATCATCATCTACTAAAGAATCTAAACTATCTTCTATTTCTTCTTTTTTATTATTAGCTACTCCTTCAACTCTATCTAAGTATCCCTCAATCAATTCTTGCCTCTTTTGTAAATCCCAATAGTTTTTCATCAATTGTTTTGGGTCAACACATTGTTCAATCCAATCATTTTTACATGCTTTAATTGTTTTTAATAATTCTTTGTCTTTTATTTCTTTAAAAGATACAGCATACATTGTAGCCGCAGGCGCATCACCGTCAAATGTGATTATAACCTTTTTAGGTGCTGATAAATCCCAAAATAAAGTTTCGTCGTCTTCCATATTAGAAATCTCATTCTCTAATTGTTTTTTAACAGAAACTTTGTATGAAAACCATTTTACTCCACCCTCAACATCATTTAAGTCTATAACCGGAACCATAAATTTTGTTTGTTCTTCAATTGGTTTCCAAATAGGCTTGTTTGCCATGAAATCTTTCTTTAACTCTACAATCGCCTTATTAATAGGACAAAGATTTTTTTCTCCAATCTCTAAAAAATTAGACATTGCATGAATTTCTTTTTTAGGATTATCGGTTAAATTCTTATGGAAATTCCACGCCATAAAAATATCGCCTTCGGGTTCTGTTTCTGTTACGGTTGATTTATAAGGAAGAAAAAGAAATTCATTCTTTCCTTTATAATCAAATTTTGCATAAATAGATTCTTTCTTTTCAAAATCTCCCGTTTGCGCTTTTGGTGCCCTTCCATTGTTGGATAATTTTGCTAATCTCTCTAAGATTGCATCTTTTCTTGTACTCATACTTTTTATTAAATTGGTGAAAAAATTTAGTTTACAAATATATAAAGATTAAAATTAATAAAAAAATTATTTTTATTTTTTTAATCTTTTAATACGGTTATACCTTCTTTTAAATTAAGTGTTACCCCAAATTTATCTATATGGAATGCTCCAAGGCAAATATCATTTCTCTTTAAATCTAATCTATCTCCCCAACATCTAACCTGTTTAACATTTAAACCATCTGAGATTTCTAATTGAAAATATTTCTTTCCTTTTTTACTTTGCGCTTCTTCTAGCTTAGAAACTATAAAAACGATTTTAGTGTACGAATTATTTAATGTTTCAAAATTATTATAGTTGTTTATGTTTTTCTTATAATCGTTTAAAATTTTAAGCCTATCAATGTAATAAAGAGAAAATTGAGTGCTATTAAAGAATAAATCGTCCTTCTCTTGTAAAGATAAATTATTTTTTTCTATTTCTAAGAAATCTTTTATCTCAAATATAAAATCTATCCAAGGTTTACTTTCTATAGATTTACTCTTGTATTTAAATAATAATTTTAATAGCATATTATCATCAAGAGATTTTAATGATTCTGGTCTGTGCTTTAATTCAAGAGAATTTTTCTTTCTTGTGAACCAAGTTTCTATTTTTCCATCATTTAATAATTCTTTTAATTTTTTAATTTCATCTCTATCAATATTAAAGCAATCAAAACAACCTGTATTTAATAATGCTTCAAAACCAGATTTGTTTATTTTACTAAAATCTATAGATAAGAAATCTTTTAATTCTTCTAATTTATTTTTATTATTTAATAATTCTTCATAAGCTTTATCTCCGAAAGATTTTATAACATTAAAACCCATAACAACTTTATTTTTATCAAGAGCTCTAAATTCCCATTCAGATTTATTAATTGTCGGTGGTAATAATTCAATCCCATTTTTCGCCATATCATTAATTAATTCTGTATATTTTTCTTGAGATTCAAATTTAAATAATGAAGCATAATAATAAGCTGGATAATTTGTTTTTAACCATAACATTTGCCATGAAACATAAGAATAGGAAACACAATGTGATTTATTAAATGAATATCCGAGGAATTTTTGGCAATACTCTATAAAATATTTAACATCTTCCAAACCATAACCTTTGTTTATCATACCATCTTCTAATATTTTAAAATATTTTTCTACTTGGTAATATTTAGGGTGGTCTTTCTTCCAAGCAATACATCTTCTAAAATTATCACATTCACCTAAATTTAATCCGCAAGCTTCTTGTACCATAAACATAAATTGTTCTTGATATAACAAGATACCATAAGTAGAATCTAGAATTTTTCTCATAAACTCTAATCTAGGATATAATGGGTCATCATATAAATCTTCTTTATTATTAGATACATATTTTCTCTTCCAATCACCAAATTTATCTCCAAAAGTTTCTAATGGACCTGGTCTATTTAATGCTGATATAGAACAAATATCCTCAAAAGAATTAGGCTTAATATCATCAACCAATCTCTTTGCTCCGCCATCCAACTGAAAGATGCTATATAAATTATTGTTTTCTAGATTTCTTAATACTTCTTTGTTTTCAAAATCTAAATATAATAAATCATCACTCACATCTATATTTTCCTTTTCCTTTATCTCATTAATACAATTCTGTATAATTGATAAAGAAGATAAGCCAAGTATGTCTAATTTTAATAATCCTAAATCCGATAAATCTTTTCCACTACCATCAGACTCTCTAAAAGCAGATACAATTTCTTTAGCTGCTCTTGTGACCGGAATATGCTCCCAAATTGGTGTTGGTGTTATTACGATACCTCCAGCATGTGTTCCTATTTGTCTAACTTGGCCCATTAATCTATTAGCATAATAAATAATTTCTGTATTATTTTCTATCCATTCCTTTATAATAGAATCAGAGGTTGTTTTTTTGATATTATCAAAATATTCTATTAGGTCTCCGTTGTATTCTTCTATTCCATCTATTTTTGTAATATTTGTCATTAAGAAACTTTTAAAGCTTGTATCAAAACCTAAGCCTTTGGCTGAATCTTGTAGAGCTCTCTTTGCTTTGTATAATTGATGTGTGCCAACACCAATAACACAATCTGAGGTATATTTTTCCTGCAAATAAAAATATACAAAATCTCTTCCGCCTTGACCATAATCTTGGTCAATATCAACAACTCCTGTTCTGGCTGGATTAAGAAATCTCTCAAAATAAAGTTCATGTGTTATAGGGCAGACAGTTGTTATATCTAGGCAGTATGCCAACAATGCTCCAGCACATGAACCACGACCTGGACCTGTCCTAATGTTATTTTTATTTGAAGCTTTGGTAATATCTTCAAATATTAAAAAATAATTTGCAAACCCTTTTTCTTTTATGATTTCCAATTCGTATGTTAATCTTTTTTTATAAACTTCTAATTTATCTTTAGAGAACTTTTCACCTCTTTCTTTCCTTGCTTTAAGTTTTTGAAATAATCCTCTCTCAGAATTTTCTCTTAGAACCTCATTAGCTTCTCTGTCTCCTAAATTATAAAATTTTGGAAATTTAAAACCTGTCTTATCTACTGTTTCAAATTCAAAATTAATTTTATCTAATAATGTTAAAGAATTATCTAGAGCTTCTGATATTAATTTTTCACAATAATTATAATTCCACTTTTTATTAAATTCAAATATTTCCTCGCTATTATGAAAATAAAGATGTCTTGCGTGAATAAAAGATTCTGCTCCACTATCATTGTTTCTTGCTACATTAATAACAATGTCTTGTAATCTATCATCCCCTTTATTTAAGTAATGAACATCCCCGCCAATTAATATAGGCACATCATATTTCTGGCATAAACTAATTATCTTATCATTTGTCTCTTTTTGAGAAACACCAAACTTTGATTTATCTAATATTTCATTAAATTGTATCTCGCCATAAAAATTATCTCCGAACTCTCTTAAGAAACGCTTAAACCATTCTTCCGCTTCTTTATTAAAATCATTTGTTCCAAGTTGATTAACAATATTTACCATACAACCTGTGGTCATTATTAAACCTTTTTTATAATGAAATAATTCTTCAAAAGTTATTCTTGGTTTATAATAATAACCTTCTGTATTAGCTAAGTAATGTAATCTATTAAAATTTTGATAGCCTTGTTTATCTTTTATGAAAATTGATTGATGACAATCTTTATTTATTGTTTCTCGTTTTGAGTTGGGTATTTTTAATTCTTTATCTGTGCAAGCATAAAATTCACTACCTAAAATAGGTTTTAAATTATTCTTCTTTAATTCATTATAGAATTGATAAATACCATTAGCGTTACCGTGGTCGGTTAATGCCATGCCAGGCAAATTATATTCTTTTAATTTATCAACATATTCTTTAAATTTAGCTGTGCCATCAAGCATAGAGTATGTTGAGTGTGCATGCACCTCAACAAAAGGCCTATTATAAATTATATCATTTTGTATTAAACCCGGAGAACAAACTTTGCAATTACAAATCATAGTGTAAATTTATAATATTATTTTTTAAAAACAAAAAAAACTATTTAAAATTATAGAAAACATAAAAAATGAATAGATTAACAATAGCTGAGAGAAAATTTTTAGAAGAGTTTAATAATACTTTATTAAAGTACCCTTCTAAAAATAAAGGACAAGATATAATATTATTTTCTATTAAACCTTATTGGTGCATACAAAATAATTTATTAATCTCATCTTTATTATTTCACCCACTTAATTGTTATTATAAGAATTATAAAGAAGAAACTGTTAATTTTACACATAAAAAACTTATTAAGAGTATAATAGAGTGGGAATTGGATGATAAGAAAGAAAGTTTCTTAAACACAAAAGAATTAGAACAATTAATATTTTTCTTTAGGAATATTTAAATGTTCTTTTTTTTATTCTTTAACTTTTTCATCTTGTAATATTGAAGATTCTTCATCTGTTATAGAATCAATTCCAAATTCTTCAATTTTTTTATAAATTTCTTTCTTGGTTAATTTAAGAGAAAAATTTTGTTTAGTATTTGCCCACAAAAAATCTTTTATTCCGCTCGTAAATAAAGCTTTCATTTCAATTTCGACCGGTTGCAAAAATAATTCATTTACCATGTTGTTATTATTATATAAAATGGTCTTTATTTCCTCATAAGTAGATTCGGTATTAAAAAATATTGTTGCAGAATTTAATTCATACTTATCATCAATTTTAATATTTTTATATAAAATAGATTCTAAATAATGCAATTGTAAATGGTTCGATGTTATTAATATATAATTCATTCTTCTGTTTTAATTAAAATACTTTTTTTATACTTTTTTATTATCTTAGATTCTAATAAATTAAATGGACAGACTATAAAGTCACCATTAATATTATTAAATGTAAATGAGATAATTTTATTAGAAATTTCTCGTCCTTCACCTATTAAGATGTTATTGTTCTTATCATAAACTTTTATTACCATAATACAAAATTACAAAAAAATAATCAAATAACAAAAGTTATAAGGCGTTGATTTACAACGCCTTAATTTTTCTCTTGACATTTTCGGTTATGATATGCTTTGGATTATTTAATATTCTATAATAAGTAGATAAACCTATACCAATTTCTTCACATAATTTATTTATAGTTTTATAAGTTAATAACCCCTCTTTTAGTTTAGATTGATATTTCTTATTGAATGTTTCAGAGTTTTCTAAATTATTAGAAATATAATTACAAATATCTTTAATTAAAACATCATCTGTGATAATATAATATTGTCTATTATCTTTATCTATAATTCCTTGCAAATTTAATTTTCTTTTTATTTTTAGTAAAGTTATGTAATCTACTTCTTGGTTGTTTTTAATTAAATTCATATCATTATTACTGATTTGAAAATAACCAAGAAGTAATTCTTTTTTGTTTGTTTTTGCTAAAAACCTAATTAGCTCATTAATAGAAAGTTTCATAAAATTTTTGTTTTTTGTTTGTATAAAAATAATAAAAAAATGTGATAAAACAAAATATTTATGTAAATTTGTTTATGGAATTACAAAAATATTTTTTAGCAATAGATGGTTCTACTTCGAAAGTAGGGTTATCTCTATGGGATTTAAATAATTATGAACTAATAAAATGTTGGGGCTGGTCATTTAAGGCAAGCCTAACATTATTAGAAAAAGCTAAATTCTTTGAGGAGGAATTAAAAATAATTATTAATGATTATAACATTATTGAGGCTTCATAGAAGCTCCTAAATTATCAATGATGAATATGTTTTCAGGTAAAGAGCAAGTTACTTCTGCAAAAACATTAAAGGTATTATCCCAAATAAATTTTGGGTATCAATATATTTTGCACCAGAGAGGAATTCATGTTGAAGAGTTAGATGAGTCTTTATGTAAAAAACTTTCTTATCCTGCTTACAAGGTTAAGAGAAATGGTATCACAGTTAAAATGCAATATCAATCTCAGGTATTAGATGATATAACATTAAATAAAGATATTTATAATTTTACTTATGTTGATAAGAAAACAGGAGAAGTAAAATGTTATAAATGGGTAGAAGATATTATTGATAGTCTTATTGTGGGTAAAGCATATTTAAATATTAAGAAACAAGGATTAAAAATAGCTGATATAAAATAGAGTAATCTTATAAAATTAAGAAAGGAGATAAAATCAACTATCTCCTTTCTTAATTTTTCTAATAAAAAATTAATTTATTTGTTCTTCTTTTATTTCTTTATCAACAATAACTTCCTCGGTAATTATT